GCCCCCTCTAGTTTACATGGTGTGTTTGAAATCACGCGTAAGCCTGTCATCTTCCCAGATAACATCAAACAGGTTGTTAAGGAGAAGGCAGCTAAGGGATATAATTATGTTAACACCATGGATATAGAGTCACTTGAGTTTATGGTACGTGATTGGGAGGATGTTATATCAGATATGGACTGTTACGTATTAACTGAGGAACAAATAATAAAAGGATGTGACGGTTTTGGGCCAATTGATCCAAAGACTAGTACGGGATTTGGCCTTCCAGGTACTAAGGATGACTATATAGACTTTAAGGAAGGTAAATTTAGACCACACTTTAGGAAGATGGTAGAGGAAGCTGAGCAGGGATTTGCCGATGGTACATACGATTATACAAAATACTTCTTTGCGGATTCACCTAAAGAAGAACTGAAAGATGTTGGTAAAGAGAATAAGGTGCGCTTATTTAAAATGTGTCCTTTGGTTCTAACTGTGCTTAAACGAAAGTACAATGCTTGGCTAGTCGTAGGATTGCATAAGAAACGATGGAAGAGCTGGAATATGGTTGGCATTAACCCTTTTTCACATGACTGGCAAATAATGTATTCAGCGCTCATGCGTAAGAGTACAGGTAAAATGACTGTTAGCACATTAGATAATTGTGATAAGGCTATAGTTGCACCTAATGATATTGCTGAATTTGACTTTACGCAACCTTCTCAGGTTGTCCAAATGCGTCATGCCGCGACAAATCGACATGAGATGAAACATATGGACTTAAGGTCTGCTACTATATCACGTAACCTACGTCAAACTGGTATCACAACACCAACTGTGACCATAGATCGTGTATTAATAACAACTCATGGAAAGGCCACAGGTGATGGCGACTCAACTGCTGATGATAACAGTGGTACGGTGCGCAATTATATATCTTATGGTTACGCATTCGTTTATAAACAAAAGTTTGGTAGGTTGCCTACACTCACACAATTTCGTGAAGATGTCTTTGCGGTTGTCTACGGTGATGATAACATAATAGCTGTAGCACCTAAAGCACGATCTTGGTTTGATGGTATGAAGTTGGCAGAAGCACTGGCATTAGTTGGTATTAGAATGACTGATGCAAATAAGAACGTCATAACTGAACCTGGTATTGATATCTCTGAAGCTACCTTTCTTAAACGTGGTTTTTATTTCCATCCAAAGTTAGGACGCATAGTAGCTCCATTACAAACTGCTACTATGTGTGGGACTTTAAACTACGTATCCGATCCCTACAGAGATGATGAGATTATGTACCAAAAGATGATGAATTTTCAGCGTGAGGCATATTTACACGGACCAATTATATATGAACAACTTATGAGCGTACTTAATACTTTCTTAGAGAAGGAGGGTATACTACCACCCCCGTTCCTTAGTGAGCCCGAGCTTATAAAAGCATATGAGGATGGCGATTATGCAGCCTTCCTTAATATGACGTAAATTAGATTTGCTTATAATTATATTGTAAATATTTTATAGTTAGTAGATGTAATTAATTTATTTATTTAGTG